ATGAAAAAATTCTTTCTCCTACTACTGCTAGCCTCAGCTAGTGTTACAGCGCAAACATCCAACGAGTCTATTTTGCATAAATCTCTGAATCCTTGGAGTCCCCTCTCAATTAGCGACAACGGTGGCATCGTTACGCTGGTCATGAACGAAGATCGGGTAACGCCTAAGGTTTATGAATCCGTAATTCTTATGGGGGTTTGTGCGCCTTTTCTAGCACAAAACGCCCATGTCTGGTATTTAAAAAATACCAGCGAAGTGCATGTGTTGAATCGCTTTGGGCGCAATGGATTCGCATTCGAATCCCCAAGGAAATCATGTAAAGAAGTCGCTCAGTCCAAAGGGGATGATGCAGGATTGGTTATATCAACATACACTCATAATCTATAGAAACGGCCCCGCAAAGCGGGGCTTTTTCATATAGCAAAACTAAGCTGATCGTTGCCGTAATGCGAGGTTGGGAACGCATCTGATGGGATAAAGCCAGGTGGCAACTTTTCGCGATGGCCGCGTTTCGTGACCAGCTTTTCAACGCTGTTCAGGGTGGTAAAGGTAATGCTGCACTCAAAGTTTTGGCACTGGTGATAATGGCGAACGGTGGTATTACTCAATGGACGACTGGTGCGCGTTTTGGCAACGGCACCGCAAATTGGACACTTGAACATGATGGCCTCCCGGGCGGGAGTTGAACTCACCGTTATTATGGCTGCTACGACTCCGTTTCTGCAATCCATTCTGGTATTTTCGCTTCAAGCTCCAGCTGCGTTTTAAATCCGCCGTCGTCGAGCGTGTGCGTGGCTTTCGCAATTATCCAGTCCTGATTATTCATATCCGTCTTAAATCCCGATACCGTGCCGTGCATCTCCGGGTACAGATCTGCGCGGCCGTAGGCCAACGTCATATTAAATTCGGCGGCGCCGCGTTTGAGCTGCTGCCACTTTGCCGCAGCGGCCCGCTGGGCGGCTATTTCGCTGCTATAGGTTGTCCGCAGTACAAAAAGGTTGCCGTCTTCACCTGCAATATAATCCCCTTCCCGACTGCTGCTGCGCGGCTTCTTCTCGGTCTTTTTCTTGCGTTCCTTGACGGTGACTTTCTTCTTTTTGCCGAACTCCAGATCCAGCCAGTACGCCTGCACGCCGGTGTAGGCGTCACGGTCTGCGACGCGGAACGAATGCCGGTCGCCACTGGAGCGGGTGATCGCAAACTGCGGCAGGGCTTTGCCGTTCGCGCTGACGCCGCCACCCGGCAGGATGAACAGGAGACTGCCGTTTTTGACAGTGGCGATAGCCCCCAGAAGCTCGGCCATCCTCGTCAGAAATGACATATCACTTTCCTGGGTCTGGTCGGCGTGATCAATCTCGGCGCTCATCAACTGCTCGGAAATCACCGGCGTCAGTTTGTAACGCCTGGCGATGGCTGACACGATGCGCTCAACCGTCAAGTCATGCCATGATACCTCGCGCTTGACGTTGAACTCATCCCGAAAATCTGCACTGCGGGCGGTGATCTCCAGTCTGTCCGGCGGCCCCGAATGGGCGACCTCGTCAACGGTGTAAACCCCTTTGTAAACCAGCGGCTCACCCTGCCACCCCAACGATACCGACAGCTCGGCACCACGCGGCGGCAGTTCAATCAATCCGTCGCTGTCGTCGATAGCAATGGTCAGCTCGTCGGCCTCAAAGCCACGATTGTCCGTCAGCTCCAGTGAGATGACGCGTGGATCAAGCTGCGTCAGCGCCTTGCCGCCCATCAGGATGCTGAAAGCCGGCACACGAGACAGCTCGGACTGATAGTCCTTGAATCGTTGTACCCCCTCATCCAGTAGCGTTTTTGCCTTGTCGATTGTGTCTGTTGTCAGCGCCATATGTATTCCCCCGGCGCTGATGGTTTCATGCGCGCGCGCGGGTGGCGATGGCTTTTTGTTGTGACGGAGTGGTCACAACCCTGAAGACACGACAGCGGCCCGCCATCCCGGCGAAGATGACCGCGAACTCACTCAACATGATGGCGGTAGAGTATGACCGACAACTTTTTTCACGGGGCGCGCGTCAAGGAAAATACCGACCTCCAGACCGCGATCAATGACATTGATTCAACGGTCATTGGTCTGGTCGCGGTAGCCGAAGACGCCGACGCCGACACTTTCCCACTTAACACACCGGTGCTTGTGACGCGGGTTATCAGCGTACTCGGCAAAGCAGGTAAAACCGGCTCTCTGTATAAATCGCTGAAAGCTATTTCTGACCAGGTCAGCACTCGCGTGATTGTTGTTCGCGTTGCGAAGGCAGGAGATGGCGAGAACGATCCGACGCAGTCGCAGCTGATTATTGGCGGTACACAGGCTGACGGCAGTTATACCGGTATGTTTGCCTTTCTGACGGCGGAGCAGAAGACCGGGTACCGTCCGCGCATTCTCGGCGTGCCGGATTACGACACTGCCGAAGTGACCGCGCAACTGCGGGTGATCGCGAAGCAGCTGCGGGCGTTCTCATACAGCTACTGCGACGGCTGCGACACCATTGCGGAGGCGAAGACCTACCGCGAGACGTTTGCGGAGCGTGAAGGCATGCTGATCTGGCCGAACTTCATCGCCTACAACCCTGTGACCGGCGTCAATGAAGAGTTTCCCGCCGTGGCGTACGCGCTGGGCCTGCGGGCGCTGATCGACAACGAGCAGGGCTGGCATAAATCACTGTCTAACGTGCCGGTGAAAAATGTATTGGGGATTGCGAAAGACGTGTTCTGGGCGTTGCAGGCGGAGGACTCCGACGCCAACGAGCTGAACGCCAACGAGATCACCACGCTGATTAAGCGCGACGGCTTCCGCTTCTGGGGTAACCGCACCACCGACACCGAAGAATACATCTTCGAGGTGTACACGCGAACCGCGCAGATTCTGGCGGACAGCATCGCTGAAGCGCAGTTCACCACCGTGGATACCCCGATGACGCCTGCCAACGTGAAAGACGTGGTAAGCGGCATTAACGCCAAACTGCAGGCGCTGGTTACCGCTGGCAAGCTGATTGGAGCAGCGTGCTGGTTTGATATCGTCGATAACCCGGTGACCGGTATTCGTCAGGGTAAAGCCATCGTGCGCTACAACTACAGCCCGGTTCCGCCGCTCGAAGATCTGACGATGATCCAGACGTTCACCGATCAGTATTACGAATCCGCTTTTGCATCGCTGGGAGGTGAATAGTGGCTATTCCTAAAAAACTCCGGCTGTTCACCGTCTTTGTGGATGGCGTGAACCATATCGGCAAAGTCCCCAGCGTGACGCTGCCGAAGGTGACCCGCAAGACCGAAGATTATCAGGGTGGCGGGATGCTCGGTTCGGTAGCGGTTGATCTCGGTCTGGATTCCGGGGCACTCGACGCGTCAATGGTTGTTGGCGGCGTGGTCGAAGAGCTGATCCTGAAGTACGGTGGTGATATCGACGAAATGCGCCTGCGCTTTGTCGGCGAGTTTTACAGTGGCGGGACCAGCTCACTGCTGGAAGTTGAGATGCGCGGTCGCATCACCGAAATCGATCCGGGTGATGCGAAACAGGGTGATGATACCAACCACACCTACGCCATCAAAAACACTTACTACAAGCTGTCGGTAGACGATAAACCCCTTCTGGAAATCGACCTGCTGAACTTTATCTACAAGCGTAACGGGGAAAATCTCTACCCGGATCGCATTATGTCGGCGCTGGGCCTCGGCAGCTGATAACCCTTTTTATTCACCTTTAAGGCGGCCTGCTGGCCGCCCGGAGAAAATTCTATGTCCGTTATTCTCAGTAAGCCGGTTAAGCGCGGCGATCAGGAAATTATCACCATCACTATCACCGACACCATCAAACAAGCTGGCTCCCTGCGCGGCCTGCGTCTGGTTGATGTGCTGAACTTCGATTTCGATGCGGTCTCCACCCTGCTGACGCGCACCACCAGTCCACAACTGACCAGTACCGAAATTGCTACGCTGGCAACCGGTGACTTCACCGCACTGTGCGAAGAAATCACGCCTTTTTTGACGAAACCGGCGCCGTCCGTACCGAACGGGGCGGAGACGGAGAGCGAATAAGAGAGGCGGTATTTTCTGACGTCGACGATCTGATCGCCGACATTGCAGTTATTTTTCACTGGCCGCCCTCCGAGATGTACGGCATGGAGCTGCGCGAGTTGATGGCCTGGCGCAAAAAGGCGGCCATCAGAAGCGGCAACCATGAACAGGAGGATGACGACGATGGATCTTAGTATTCGCGTTGCGTTCAGTGCAATTGACAAGCTCACCCGCCCGGTCAGCGCCGCCAGTAAAGCTATTGGCGGCCTTTCTGACTCCCTCAAAAAAACACAGTCTTCCATCAAAGACCTAGAAAAAAGCGCGGCGTCCTTCGACAAGCTGCGTTCGCAGGCCAACGATACCGCGCAAAAACTCAGAAGCACCCAGCGCGCCTTTGACGGTCTCAACCAGAAACAGCGCGAAGGCAGCCAGCTTACTGAGGCTCAGGCGGCACGGCTTGAAACGCTGCGCGGCAAACTCTCACGCCTGACGGACACCTACAACAAACAGACCACCCAGCTACGTGCGGCCGGACTGGCGGTACGCCAGCATGGCGTTAACCTCACCTCCGGCAGTGGCGCGGTGCAGTCTGCTATCCGGCGAACCGAGCAGTACGCCCAGGCTCTGGAGCGCGAACGCCAGCGGCTGGCGGCGGTGACGCGGGCGCAGGCCAGCTATGAGAAGGCAAAAGACGCCGGCGCTAAACTGCGCGGTGGCGGCACAATGGCGGTAGCAGGTGCTGCGGCGGCCGGATATGCGGGCGGGCGTTTTCTGGCTCCTGCTGTTGGCTTTGATGAGGAAGTGTCGCGCGTTCAGGCACTGACGCGGCTTGATAAGGGTGACTTGCAGCTTGCTGCACTTCGCGCGCAGGCGAAAAAGCTCGGTGCTGAAACGGCGTTTACCACCCGGGACGCCGCAAGTGGTCAGGCGTTCCTTGCTATGGCAGGCTTCACTCCGCAATCAATCCAGGCGGCATTACCTGGCGTGCTGAACATGGCGCTGGCCGGTGGGATGGAGTTGGGCGAAAGTGCCGATATTGGATCAAACATCCTTTCTCAGTTTACCCTCCCTGCCGGTGAAATGGATCGTGTCAGTGATGTACTGACAGCTGCGTTTACCCGTACCAATACCGACCTGCGAAGCCTTGGCGACACAATGAAATACGCCGGACCCGTCGCGTCAAAGCTGGGTATCAGCCTGGAGGAAGCTGCCGGGATGGCGGGGATTCTGGCTAACAACGGACTTCGCGGTAGTGATGCTGGTACGGCTATGCGTGCCTCGCTGGCCCGCCTAGCGTCCCCCACGGCCGGAGCGGCAAAGGCATTAAAACAGCTTGGCGTATCGGTGTCGGATGCCAGCGGCAAAATGCGTCCGGTTGAAACTATTCTCCTCGACCTCTACAAGGCGACTAAAAAATACGGACAAGTTGATCAGGTCGGCTTCTTTAAAGACATTGCCGGGGAGGAGGCTTTTGTTGGGCTGCAAACGCTGGTTGCAGGTGCGGGGAGTGGTGAGCTACAAAAACTCATCAATGCACTCAAAGCAGCTTCTGGCGAAGCGTCAGCTGTTGCAAAAAAAATGGCAGACAACCTCGGGGGGGATCTTAAAAACCTCGACAGTGCCTGGGAAGGTTTCCGCATTCAGGTAGAGGAAACCGCCGACGGATCGCTACGCAAATTAACCCAAAACCTGAGCGACATTATTACAGCGGTCAGCGAATGGGTGAAAGCAAACCCGCGACTCGCACAAACCCTCCTGCTCGTTGTGGGTGGTGCGCTGGCACTGACTGCCGCGCTGGGCGCGCTCTCTCTTGTGGCGGGCATTCTGATTGGGCCGTTAGCGAAACTGCAACTCGGATTCATGCTGCTGACCGGCGGTCGCGGTCTTCTCGGCACCGTTGCCGCCTTCCGCGCCCTGGGTACTGCTGCTGGTCCGGTGATGGCAAGCATGCGCGGCTGGCCCGCCGTCATCTCGGGCGTTGCATCCGGTTTCGGGAGAGTCTCCACCCTCATGCCCGCGATTCGGGCCGGGTTAATGGGTGCGTTTCTGGCACCAGGTGCGGCGCTGGCGTCTCTGGGTAAAAACCTTGCCATGCTGATGCTCAGACTTACCGGCCTCCCTGCCCTTTGGGGAATGATCACCGGCGCGGTATCCGTGCTGGGTGGGGCGCTGTCTTTTCTGCTCAGTCCGATCGGACTGATTGGCGCGGCGTTTGTCGCGGCGGGGCTGCTTATCTGGCGCTACTGGGAGCCCATCAAGGCGTTTTTCTCCGGTTTTTTTGCGGGGGTTTGGCAGGCGCTAACACCTCTCAGAAGTGCTTTTTCTGCACTGGCGCCCGTCTTCTCCGCGCTGGGTGACGGCATCAAGGCTATCTGGGAGTGGTTTAAAAACCTGTTAACGCCGATGCAGACTAGTAAGGATACGCTGGATAAGTGCGCCTCTGCCGGGGAAACCTTCGGGCGGGTGATGGGTACCGCACTTAGCGTTCTGTTGTGGCCGCTTCAGCAGTTAATGAATGGCGTCAGTTGGCTGCTTGAAAAACTGGATCTTATTCCAGACGGGATCGAAAGAGCCAGGCAGCAGGCAGACAAGGCCCAGCAAGCGCTTGAGGCATCCGCGACCACGCTGGCCGGTCATCAGCTTCCCCTTGGTCAGGCTACCGTGTCCGGGACTGGTGGTACTAAGCCGCCGGTTATCACTGGCGACAACGGCACACTGCGGCGCCTGAATAACATCGCGGACAACACGAAAGCGACGGCCAACAACACGAAGAAGATTGGTCCCGGCGATATCGTCTTTAAAAACCTGCCTCGTGCGCTGGCACTGCGTGGGCCTTATCAGGAGGCGCGGGTTATTCCGCAACCTGTGCCGCGAGTGTCGGCTGCTGCGGCCGGGGGCGTGCTATCGGTGCCGACAGCAACGCAGGGGGCGACGTCTGCGCCGGTCGCTGCGGCCTCGGGTGCCGCGCCGTTCTTCCAGCTGGTCTTTAACGACGTCGGTAAGCGCTCGGATCAGGAGCTTGAAAAAATGGTTCGCAACGCCGTGCGCGATGCAATGGCCAGCACCCGCAAAACTAACCGTGGTTCGTTCCGCGACCGGGAGTAAGGAGGTTTTTTATGATGATGGTATTCGGGATGTTTGTTTTTACGCTGCGCACTGTCCCGTATCAGCAGCTGCGCCACTCGCAGGAATGGCGGCATGTTAAAAATGACCGGGTTAACCAGTCGGCAGCCTGGCAGTACATCGGGCCGGGTGACGATGCGATCACGCTTGACGGCGTACTCTACCCTGAAATCACCGGCGGGCGCTGGTCACTGTCGGCGCTGGAGACGATCGGCTTTGCCGGTCGCCCCTGGCCGCTGATTGAGGGTGACGGGCAGATTTACGGGATGTACGTGATGACGCGGCTGGAGCGAGGAAAGACGGAGTTCGATCGCTACGGCAACCCCAAAAAGATTGAGTTCACGATTAGCCTTAGTCGCGCTGATGCGGATTTTCGCGAGAAGCTCCAGACGTCGTCGGTCAGTGATGTGCTGGATGATCTCAAGACCAGCGCGACCAAGGCCGTTAACTCGGTATCAAACTCCCTCAGTAGCCTGTTTTAACCCACAAAAAAGCCCCTTTCGCAGGGGCTTTTCATTACCGGCAGATACTGCCACTTCTGACTATGGTGGTACCACACCGCCACTTCTGACGACCTGCAGCACCGTTATTTTTGACGTTACTCGATACTACGCCACCCGCGCCCAGCACATCAGCAGGGTATGAGCCTCCACCACGTTGAGTGCCTGGCCGCTCCCGAGATTCTCTGTATTGCCTGACACGGTATGGTTATGCGCAGGGACGGTCACCGCATGGTTATGGTTTCCCGCTGCGTCGGTTTCACCCAGGTTCGCCGGGTTGAATCGCTGGTTGATATCGCCGCCAATCTCCCACGGATCAATCCGACTCGCCACACCGCCATGTGTGTGATTGCCGCTCTCCGAGGTTGTCAGTTCCTGCGCCCCTTTATCACTGGTTATCCCGCTGATAGCAACTTGTTCTGCTGGCAGGTGAGCGCGCTGGAGTGTGACGGTATCGCTGCCGCCGGTCTGCCCGACGTCCGAACCGTCAGCCTTACCGACGCGGATCGTTTTATTCTCGCCGGTATACGTCCACGTTGACCACGGATAGCGATCGTTCGGATTGACGTTCTGCGCATAAAACTTCACCGTGCCGACTGGGTTTTCTTCTTCCCAGAAATCACGCTTTGCTACCGTGATGGCGTCTGCGATAGCCTGCTGCATGTCGGTATTTATCGAGCCAGCCACCTCATCAGTGTAATCCTTTGCCTCTGCCTTAGCCTTGTTCACCTCTTCGACCGTTGCAAGAATGACCGACGGATCGGCTTTAAGCTCCACGTCGGCGGTACTGCTTACGGCGATCCAGAGATTGACAGAGTGTAGCCGCCCGGAGCCTTCCGTAAGCTGCGGTTTATAGGATGGCGGCAGGCTGGCAACCGCCAGACAAACACCCTCGTCATCATAGAGCGCCGCCTCGCGTAGCCAGAATCCGCCTGTCTGTGGAGGCATGACCATTTCAGCGCGAATAATATTTGCTGCGTCATCAGCAATGATGAGGCGATTCAGCGGTGAGCGATAAACCTCATTAATCAGAGATCTCTGCATCGGGTTGGGGGTAACCACGTCACCGCCACCATCCCCCAGCGCCATCACACTAAAGTTGACCGGCACGCCAGATACAGCGGCGGCGGCCATCTTTTCAACACCGGCGGCGGTTAGGAATGCACTGTATTTTTTGTCGGACACGATCCGCCTCCTGTCTCATCTCTACGCCAGCGGCAAAATATCACCGTACATTTCCATCACCACGTTGCACATATCCTGCTTTTGTGCGGCGGTCAGGTTCGTGCTGATCCAGACACCGGTCATGGCAATATCAACGCTGCCTAAAAAATCCGTCAGGGCTATGTTCGCTTTTGCGGCCATGATTGGTTTCGCCGGTGACGGGATGGCGCGACTGGTGACCGCTGTCAGCGCTCCGGAAACCAGTTGCCCCGAAACCATTTTATGAACCTGCACGGATTCGCCGCTGACATCGAAAAAGGCCAGATGGAATTTACTGGTGTCTATTGCCACACTCAGTGCTGATTCTGATGTGCCGGCAGTACGCCCTACTACGGCGCGAAGGCGTCCCGCAGACGGCTCAAACACAAAGGTATCGCCCTGCGGGGTTGCCGTGCTCCCAAGATAGTTCCCCATACCCAACGAACGCACGGCTGAAGGGCGGATCAGCACCATTTCTGTTTTCTTGATATTGTCGGTTACACCCAGATCATAACCTCCCGTATTCACATCGCCGGTAAAGTAATAATCGTGCTGAACCGGCACGCCAGCTGCGACCGGATTCGCTCCCAGAATGGTGCGGGCATTCTGTGTGCCATAGGTCGCCAGTGACGCAACTGCCGCCTGCGGATAGCGTGACCCGATAACGCATTCGGCGTCCCAGGTGGCGCCGGGAATATTGATTGATAAACCGTTAATTACTGCCATTTTTCACCACCGTATCAGAGAGTTAATTCGAACATGACGCAATAGTTATCCATACGGATAACCTCGCCATTGAGGGTAAAGCTGACAATATCGCCCTGACTGTCACGCAGACAACCGCGCGGCCCGCTGAGTCGGCCCGGTGACTGCCCTGTAGTTCCACCGTGAAACGCATACTGGAGGATGGCTCCCACCGGAATATCCGTAGCAGTGGAAATGTTCACCGCGTCATAACGAATGCTGACGCCGGTCAGCGGGATGACCTCCAGGGTGTCCGGGTGCAACAGGCGCAACCCGTAATTTCCCGGGTCGGATACCACGCTGGTATCAACGACCAGTCGGCCAACCGGATTCAGCCACACAGTGGCGGCGCGACCCTGGCGCTTATGGCCTATCGGCATCAATGGCTTTGCCGTCTTGCCGTCAACCAGTGCCCGCTTTTCCATCACGGAAATATAAAGCCCCTGAATATAGGAACTTCTGGCCGTGAGGTGTGCGCCATCCGTGTAATCGTGGATGTACATCGGGTTAGTGAGGTAGACATTTTCGCGCGTCTGCGCCAGTTCCAGCAGTGCCATCGGGATTGTCGGATAGGCTGTATTTGGCGTACGGTTAATCCAGCTGCTGAATTGATAGACAAAAATCGGCACGTGGATTTCTTCGCCGCAAACAGCCGACGCGTGGTCGTCTATCCGTTTCTGCATTCTGTCAAAATCGGCCTGATAATCCGCTTTAGTGGTGCCTTTCGTCTGGTCTGCCTCGCCCTGCAACCAATACATAGCAACAGGCCGGTAGGTTTTCCCCAGCTCCTGCGCGCGGGCATATCCATACGTAATATCGTCATAGACACGCTGCAAATATGTACCCGATGTGAGGGATGCGATGGACTGGCTGCCCTCCGCTGGAACGGAACCCAGAATAATGAGGTCATCCGGATTAAACCCGTGGTTTTCCGCTATCATCAACTCATACCAGCCGCGGATGCTGGCTGCCATCGGCGTTTCCCAAGCGTCCCCGTTGGCGGTGCTTTTAAATGTTTCAACGTATGGAACCAGTTGCGCATGGTTCTCGGCCGAAGTGCCGGAGCCGTCCTGGGCGCGCACCCCACCGATGAAACGTAGCGCTGTATATAACGCAGCGATTGTAATCAGCGCCTGGGTGTTTACTCCGGCGGCGAGTGACTGACCGTACCCGATCTTATGGGCGATATCCGGCAGACGAGAATAAATCGTCTGATTGAAATAGCGTAAAAATTCAGGGGAAATTATCGCCTTCACTTCCAGCGTTTCGGCACTAATGTGCTTTGACTCGACGGTATTGGATTCAATCCGTCCCGCAGCCCAGGCGCCGCTTTTTTTAAGGCCGACGCTTTTATTTCCGTTATCGTCCGTCCATGCCAACAAAAAATCATCCATTGCTTTGCGGGTCATTTCTGACGCATCCGGCAGGATCATTTTACTTAGTGCAGACAGCGTATTAATTTCAGATTTTCCAGCCTTCAGCACACCGCTATTGGTAATGGCCAGGCAGATATTCATCAAAAAATCATGCAGTGCCAGCGCATTTCCGTCATCGCCCTGGGATAAAAAGACATTGCCGAGGTTCAGGCGCCTCGCGTCGGCTGTTCCGATTTCGGCTTTATTCATTTTTGCCAGCCCGGCAATCAGGCGGCCCACATCATCAATACCGACGGAAAAATTCCCGTTATCATCCGGGAAAATTGTCTTCCAGCCGTCCGGTACGCTGCGCTTAAATAAGTCCGTCACCATGCCATACAGCAGGTCGGTAAATTCCTTGCTGGGTAAAAACTTCCCGGTAGCCGTCGCCACGCCGTTGATATTCTGGTATTCCTGCGCCCACGCCTGTGCATTGTCAGACCAGACAGCGAAGCGGGCGCCCTCAACCAGTTTGCCAGCATCAATATCAGACTGAGCTTCTTCTTCAGTACTGTAAGGGCCAATTCCAGTCTGAACACCATCGACCATCTGTTTAAGTAACAGGGTGCGATTTGCCAGCTGGCTCGCCTGAATATTCGCCACACCACCGGCTCCGCCCTCTACTTTATCTCCTCGCCTCACCTGGTAAATACTGTCTTCCCAGCGGGGTGTTTCGCTAATATTTGTCATATCATCTTCCGATAAAATAAGTATTTCCACTGTATGCCGCTATTCCGTCGTAATAAATACTTTCATCTGGCTGGTAGCCAGGCGGATAGACCGTCGTTATTTCTCCATCAATAACCGCCGCACCCGCCCATGCATAACCGTGGGCGCTGGTCGCTATAACAAGTTGCGCCAGATGCCGGCTGACCGGCTTTGCATCACCGATCAGGCGATTCAGCTCATCCAGAGTCTTTGGCGTCAGCCCGACGTCATTCACATCCACCTCAAGCCTGAACGTTCCTGGCGCGTCGCCGACATCAAACCATTCCGCGAACGTGGCGGAAAAACCCATATCTTCGATCACCCGCCGCACAGCTGCACGGGTGCCCTTCCTTCGGTGCAACCAGTAAGACCGCTGAATAGCACCGACCTTTTTAGCGGCCGGCCACCCCTTATCCCATCGGTCTACCGACAACGCCCAGGCCAGATACGGCAGTAGGTCCACCGGGCAGGCCGTCGGCGTCCACAGCGTGCGAATGGCTACCGTGATCCCGGATAACTTCGCCGTTGCGACTTCGGCGCTGCGCATCCACGCGCTTGCTGACGGCGGAAGCAGCGTGTTATTCATCCGTTCCGCCGTTTTCCAGGTTGTACCCGACATTGCGGGCCGCCTGGATATCACTGATTTTGATATCGTCTACCGGCGCGTTCAGCACGACACGCTGCACGCCCTGGACGTGCAGTGCCGCCGAAATGGCAGAGCGCGCCACGTCCCTGCTGATTTTTTTGTCATTCTGGGCTAAGAATTTTTGCAGCGAGGCGTCGGCCGCATTAATAATCGGCTCCGATTCCGGCCCCGGATACAGGTACAGCGTGGCGTCAATTTCATACCCGACGATCTCCGCGCTCTGCACGGTCACCCTGTCGCCCAGAGGGCGGACTTCTTCATCGTTGACGGCGTCGGCAACGGCGGCCAGAAGCTCTGCTGAAGCAGTGCCGTCGCCGTCGGTGGACAGTACCGCCACCACTACTTCGGCGGGTGACGGGCTGCTTGCCCGCGCATCAGCCACCTTGCCGCTGGCACTGCGGGCAAAATACTCATACGCTGCCGACGGCCCGGCAACGCTCATACCTTCAAACGCGGCCTGAGCGCGCAAGCGCAGCGCCTCATCACTTTCCATTACAGCGTCGGCGGAGTCGGTCGCCGCTGTGATGGTGAGGCGTTCCGTATCAAGGTTAGCGGCGATATTGTCCAGGTCGTCGCCGGTCGAGTGGCTCAGCATGCAGGCCGCCGCCCCTTCGTTGATGCGCTGGCGCAACAGCAATTCGCGGTATGCCATCGCCTGAGCGATGATGTTCAGCGGCTCTGATTCCAGCGTCATCGCTGCCGCAACAGCCGTCTGCTGATCCCCAGGGAAAGCGGCCACCATCACCGCTTTCACCTCGGTGAGAATGGTCTCGAAGTCCAGCTCTTCGATAATGGTCGGCGATGGCAGTTGTGAAAGATCAATCGTCGGCATCGGTACTACTCCTCAATGACACAGCGCGGGTGCTTTTTTCCATCGTCTCGGTCAACATCCCGGACATCTCAGCAGTCACCGCGCCACTGGCGGAATACGTCACATTGATGGTGTCCAGCACAATCCGCGGCTCCCACGCCGCCAGCGCAATCACCGCCGCGCTCATCAGTTGCAGGCGAGTCACGTCGTTTTGCGGGCTGTCGATAAGGTCAGGGCACAGCGAGCCGTAGTTACGGCGCATCAGGCGACTGCCGACCGGCGTCAGCAAAATGTCGTTAACCGACTGCCACACATGATCCTCGTCGGTCAGCGTGCCGGCGCCTGCGGCATTCATACCGCGATAGCGCTCAGTCATCGCGTGCCCTCCGTCCAGCTTCCGCCGCGCTCGACAGCTCCGTGATCGTGGTCGTCCACCTGTACGCCGTTAGACGTGAACGCCCCGCCGGTGTGGGCGATGTTGCCGTGCATCTCTCCGCCTTCTCTGACATTCAGACTTCGTGTGGTCAGCAGGTTGGTGCATTCCACTTCTGGCGTATCCAGCGTCACCTTAACTGACGCCTCGATCGTCGCTGATTTGATGCCCGTCACCTGCAATGCGCCCGCCTCCGCGTCATAGCGAAACTTCGCGCCATCTGGCGCCGTCACCACCATCTCGTTACGCGATGCGCCCGGTGCCGGGTTGTCGTCGCTGTAAAGACTCCCGCCGATAAAGGCGACGTCGGTATTGCCGCCCAGGCACAGAAACCAGACCTGCTCGCCGACGGATGGCGGTACCCAGACCTTAAACGCCCCGGCGCGCTGTGCGTTCCAGCGCAACCAGGTGGTTACCAGTCCGCCACTCTGCACGCGAACGCGCGCGTTTTTATCGTCGATCTCCGTCACCGTGCCGGTGCGGGCGATATTCTCCAGCAGGCGGATCAGCTCGGCGATCTCCATCAGCGCATCCCCAGCGAGTCGATCACCTGGCGGGCTATCGCCATGCGGTCAGCTTTGCTCAGGCCCAGCAGTTCACGGCGCGGGTAGGTTGCCATTGCGCCGCTGTCGTTGACTTTGTCGCGCAGGCCGAACTGATGGACACGGGCGATGCGTGCGGCTACGCCAGAAAAGCCCACCTCTGCGCCGCCGGGTGTGGCACTGACTTTGAGAAAGCGCGCGGTACGCAGACGGCGGAACATCGGATCCGGTTTAGTGATGTTCTGGCGTCTTTCGTTAAAGCTGATGTTGAGATATCGTTCAATATCCTCTGTATAGAACGAACGTACGGCTCCACGGTCTTCATCAAAGCCGGTCAGCATGCGTCCGCGGCTACCACGAACGGCCCGCCAGTTACGTAGCCGACGCTTCTCACCCTGCCAGATAAACCCAATTCCGGCTTGTAAACGCAGCACACGACGACTGCGTTTTGGGTACAGCGTGCCATCCGGCGCGGTCTGTTTGCCGATACGCTGGCTTTGACTCCGACGCAGCATGGTTCCGACGCTGCGCGCGGTACGCTGACGCCCTGCCGGAGATGCACCCGCCAGAATGGCCGAGAAAACCTGATCAAGTTCATGAAAAATCGCGTCATTGTCACTCATGCCAGCGCGCCCCCGGAATCCGGATCAAAGACCATCTCCCACTCGCCACCGTTGAAGCGCGGGCGCAACTCGGCCAGATGCTCCGCCTGCGGTGTGCCGCTTTCGCTGGTCACCATGACGCGTTCCCAGACCGGCACCTTAAACAGAATGTCGGCGACGTCGTCGTTGACGATCTCAGCGTCAAATTCCACCTTGCGGTTATTGTCGGGATTCAGCAGCAGGTCGGGCTGCTGTTGCCATACCCACGCCAGCAGCGGCAGCATGAGATCGTCAACCTGACCGGGGAAATCCATCGCCAGCACCTGAATGGTGTAGTGATACATGAACGACGCCTCGCCAGTCGCTTCGATCTGGATATGACCTTTCTCCACCCAGACGGTGATTTGTTCCGGCTTGGCTTTGCACCAGGTGTTACCGGCAATCAGCGCGGCACGCAGTAGTTCGGCTTTTTTCACTTTATCCCCCTGGCAATACGCCGTAGTTCCAGCTCACGGATCCCCGCTTTATCGGCGTTGCAGGTATCCAGTGCGTCAAGTAATGAATCCGTCCAGACAGCCAACCCGCCCCACGTCATCGGCCTGACCGGTGGCGGCGGGACGTCAGTTTTTGCCGTCAGGCTTTCGGGCAAGGGCTCCTGAATAATCTGCGGCGGCGACTTCTTCGGCTCGTTGGTACAGGCTGTCAGCGCCAGCAACAGGCACAGGAGAAGCGGCGCAGCCGTTACCGGCCAGTGCGGTTTTGATGTTTTCACGTCGGTGCTCTCCCGTTGCGGTACGCTGCTGGTTTAGTTTCTTCAGTCCGGCTTCCACCTGGCTGACGTCCTGGCGTAGCGCCCTGACTTCGGTCAGTACGTCGCCGGTCTGTTTCAGTTGTTCCCGTGCGTCGGTCAGTGATTGTTCTGCCTGTTCGCGTTTGTGGCTCTGCCAGGCAAAACCACTGACGGTTGCAATCAGCAGGACAAACATCGCAATGGCAATAATGGCGATCGCTTTCATTTCGCCCCCTTCAGCGCGGGGTCTGATAAACACCACGCCTGAAAATCGGTACGGCGGTTGACCAGTCCCTGCGAGCGTTTCCCGGCGGAGTTCACAAAGTCCGTCAGCCGGTCGCAGACGCCCTTCCAGTTGCCAGCCTGCGCGTGGCGCCAGAGGGTGGTTCGCACCTTCTGGCCATCCCTGGTCGTGTACCATCCCAGCCCGGTGCAGCCGACGTTAAAGTTGCCGTCGGTTATGCTTTCGAAAACTTTCTGCGGTGCAGCGGCGCCGTTAAACTCGCGGTTGGTGCATTTTTCGGCGCGCATCAAATCGTTAACCCAGCGCTCGGCGATCTCGCCCTCGGCATACTGGCGATTCTCCACCTTTGAGGTGGAGCCAATACCCACCGTCAGCACGCCTGCCGGGCAGTAGTACGGGGTCTTGCGACAGTCCTCGTACTTCGCCATCTTCTGCTGTGCTTCCGGGCTGGTTCGCAGCGCCTGCGGCCATAGCGTGGCGGCCAGCGAGATGATCGCGGCAGTTGAGCAGGCAATAATGCGTTTTTTCATCGCGGTGCCTCCCGGATGGTGCGGATCAGCTCTTTAACGTCCTGGCGGTTCTCGGTGTCGTCGCGGATGGCGTCGATCAGTTCGTTCAGCAGTGTGTTATTGGTCTCCTGAATGCGCGCCATCCGGCGGCGGTGCATCTCGCCCAACGCAGCGGCGGCGATACCAATCAGGATGCCGGCGGCGGTGAGCCAGTCCTTTTGCGTCATGACGCCAACGCCCGTCAGAAACGTTGACCAGGAGTACGTCACGCCATTCCAGATGCGATTAATCAGGTCCATAGCTGCACGGTCTCCTGCGTCGCGGTGCTGCTGATTTCCGGCAGCTCCACCAACTGGCCGGCGTCGAGAAATATCTGACCGGCCAGCGCTTTGTTCGCGGCGAGGACGATCTCAGTCACGCTCTGCGTGGTGCCGTAGTGGCGCTGACACAGCAAGTCCACGGTATCGCCCTGCAATGCCTGAACTTTCATCAGAATGCCTCCGCTGTATTGCGGACGGTGCCGCGAATGTCGGATATCGCCCAGCGCGCATCGCGCCACATATCATCGGCCTGTGAAGCCAGCGCAACGGCGCGTTTTTCACCCGCATCGCCGGTGGTATCCACGTCCCGGTTAGTGCCGAGGATGTGCGCCCTGGCGATGCTGAATACCGCCCGGCGGAAACGGTGAACTTTCACGCTCTCGTTGTTAACCCTGACCGCCGGGACGTCGTCCAGTCGGGTGTAACCCGCGGCCAGCTGGACGGCCTGCCACTCGGCAAGCTGATCGAGGGTGTGGGACATGCCTTCGATAACGGCTTGCTTCAGGCGCGAGGTGGTCACGGCGCCATTAATGCGCATCTCCATACGCACATCGCTCAGGGCGATTTCCGGCCAGAAACTCCCGGCAGTGACTTTCTCGCCACCGTCGTCAGTGTCCGGCACATCCTCCGAGGAGGGGGTAACAGTGCGACCGGCTACAAGGCTCATCTCGCGTCGTCTCCTGAATAGGTGGCGGTGAGCGAACGGAGAAAAGAAAACGCAATGCGTTACAGATCTCCGCCCGCGCCGCCAGCGCACGGGGCGCAAGTCGGTTATTTTTTGGCGGCAGGCGTCTTTTTCGCTGTTGTTTTGCGCGCTGCCGGCTTCCGGGTTGTGCTTTTGCGGGTGGCCTTGGTCGCCGTGATGCTGGCCACTGCCGCCGGATCTGACGATGCTGCAGTTTCGCCTGCACCTTCGCCGTCCGCTGCGGTATCTCCGGCCGTGTCGCCGCTACCTTCGGCGCCATCCGTGCCAGTGCTGTCGATGTTATCGCCGCCATCCGTGCCGGCCGCCGCTGCGGCTTTTTTCACCACGCGCGCCAGCCGATCGATCTCTTTTTTCACTCCGGCGCCCGCATCCAGCGTCAGCGCCTGGCGCAGCAGCTCCAGTGCGGTGCTCTGTTCTTCTGGCGTGCCGTTGCGTAGCGCAAAGGCGCGCACTTTGCAGAGCTTGGCGCGGACCACATCCGGCATATCACTGCCGGCGGTGAACTCCGCAACCTCATCGAGCACCGCCAGATACGGCATGACGTCGGTGGTATCGTCCGCCTTGACCTGCACCAGAATCGGATCGCAAATCTCATCAACCAGTACGGTTGCAGCGGTACGGTTGAAACGGTCAGGCATCAGCAAGCCATGCGTGACGACGTAGCGGCCAATGCGGACGGCCAGCGCGTAATCACCGGCATCAATCGCCCAGACCATCAGGGTCACAATCACCTCATCCTGTCGGCCGCTGTCGCCGTCGAGCGTGCCCTCGATCCACCCCTCGTAGTGCGGCAGCAACTGGCGCTTCATGGCCGCTTTCGCCTGGTCAGACTGCACTCGCCTTAATGCACTCTGATCCATGCGCAGCCGGTGCATGATCTGCTCGTGTGCCGTGCGGGCTGTATCCGACTGCTCGTCGGTTTTGCCATGACGTTCTGCCATGACCTTCTGAAAATGTTTTTGTGCCGGTGTCAGCATTGCCTTATCCCCGAATAACGGCGGGCCGGGGCCCGCCCTGTGCGTGATTACTGCCCGCCTGCCGGCGCTTCGGCAAAGGTGATGCCGTCGATAAAGGCCACCGCGCCGTAGTCTTCAACGATGAAGTCGTCGTTTGAGGACTGGTACGTTGCCACGCGGTTGTATTCCGGCTCCTCTTTGATCGTCCGGCGCAGACCGCCGCGCTGGTAGTAGATCGAGAGGTTTTTAAACGGCGTGATGAGAATCGCGTTACCCGGCATGTAAGGCGCGATAAAGGTCGGCATGTTGCCTACGCGTTCCTGCGACACAATCAGCTGACCGGCCAGCATTTCGGTGTTCGGGTTGGTCTGGCTCATGGCGTTGATGGTCGGGAAATTGCTGGTTGTCAGCAGATCGCCGGACAAAATCACCACGTTGTCAGGGTTGCGCTTGTGCCATTCGTCCATGAGGCTGTTTTTGGCGTCATAGACCGCCGCCGCGACGTTGCCGTAGGTGCCCTCGGCGACAATGGCGTTGTTCTGGTTGCGGGAGGTGATCGTTACGCCGGTAATGCGACGGTGCGCCGCTTCGTTGCGGATTTTTTGCAGCCAGCCGACACCGCAATCCTGCAACAGCGGATTCGCTGCGCGGTCTGACGGGTCGGCATAGCTGACACCGTTAAAGCCGATCATGATGCGGTCAAGCGACATCTGACGGGCCATCGCCGAGCTAATCAGCGGCTGGAAGTTCGGCTGATGCGCCCACGCATCCATCTGCGCGTAGCTTACGGCGTAGTCGTAGTTGGTTTTACGGCACAGATAGTTGTACGGATCCATCTTGTCGTTAGCGCCGGGATTACGACGGTTGGTGGTGCTGTTGTTCACGCCCGCCAGCGGGCCTTTGCTGCCGATCAGGATTTTCTGACCGATCTGCTCTTCAACGCCAAAGACGTTGATCATTTTCAGAAAAGCATCATCCTGCTGCGCGGCCGCTTCAAGGCGCTGCTGCACGGTCGGATCAACGCTGAATTGTGCTGCAACGGCGGCAGCGCTAACGCCGTTCAGCTGTGCCTGGCGGGCAACGTAGCTGTCAAACAGCTTACGGGTAGGATTTCTCATGTCGGGATCTCTCGTTATGGATATCAGTAGTCAGCAAGCTGCGCGTTCGCGCCACCGCCAGCCGCCGGGCGCTGGCTGAAATTGCCGTCAGTGCCTTCCAGCTGCTGACGCAGTGCAGCAAGGTCGGTGGTCAGCTTCTCAATGGCGGCCTTGTCCTGTTGGCGCTCCTGCTCGATGGTGCTGAAGCGGTCGAGCTGGTCGGACTGCGATTGCGCCACGGCTTCAACGACCTGATGCATCTGGCTGAAGCGCTGATCGTCAGTTTTCTGGCCTTTGCTGATAATGCCCATTACGCGGCTATACCACTTCGCCCCCTCGTCGCTGCGCTGAGCGGTCAGTTCAATGACCTCGGCTTCAATGGCTTCGGAGAACATCGGCGGCTCTGCCTGCTGGTTGTTGAAGGCCATCACTGATGCGCGCTGCTGCGTGGCAAATTTCAGGCGTTCGGTGCCGAGGCTTGCCGGCGTATCGGTCATCGCCAGCCCCACGATATAGGCCTTGCCGTTAAGGGCGAACTGCGGGTGCAGCTCAATGCTGGAGTAGACCTTCTCCCCCTTATTGGTCATCTGCACCATGCGATCAGACGGTTCAATTTCCGCATACAGCGCCGTGCGACCGGCCAGCGGCCCTTCGGTAATATCCTCGGTGCTTAGCGCTGCCACATCGCCCATCGCGCCAAAGTCGCTGCCGGGATACGGGGAGAGATAGTGTTCGATGTTGACGCGTGCGCCGTACACTTCCTGGCTGTAGTTCGCCGCCGCATCGCGGAGGTGTTGCGGCTGAATCTCGCGGCCATCAACGGTGTTACCGGAGACGGCAACGCGAAACTTCTTACGGGGTTTAGCTGTGCCTGCCATGTTCGTTTACTCGCTGGTTTTTGAGTTCCCGGTGATGATGGCAGGCGGCGACGCACGCGCTCAACGCGTTGTTGTTGTGAGGGGATCGCCACAACCAAAAGCGGGCGAAAGGGCACGCGCGCGCGGGTTAATCTCCCCGGCAGGAAGCGAGGAGGATTAATGGCGATTGAAGAAGCATTCATCATGCAGCGGGCGCGGCAGCTCTACTGGCAGGGGTACCCGCCGGCGGAGATCGCTCGCCTGATGGGTATCAACCCTAACACGGTGTACTCATGGAAAAAGCGCGATGAGTGGGACACCACACCGCCGATCCAGCGTGTCACGACGTCCATTGATGCACGACTGATCCAGCTCACCAGTAAGGACACAAAGACCGGTGGCGACTTCAAGGAAATTGACCTGCTGACGCGACAGCTCAAAAAGCTGGATAACGGCACGCCAGTGACGCAGCCGAAGAAGAAGATCCGCAAGAAACAGAACTTTTTTTCCGAGGCGCAGATCTCCGCGCTGCGGGCCAATATCATCGACTCGCTGCACTGGCATCAGAAAACCTGGTATGAGAACCATCACCACCGTAACCGGGCGATCCTGAAAAGCCGACAGGTTGGCGCAACCTGGTATTTTGCCCGCGAAGCGCTGCTGCGTGCGCTGTCTGATGACGTGAAGTACAAGCATCAGCTCAACCAGATATTCCTGTCTGCCAGCCGTCGCCAGGCGTACCAGTTCCGCAGCTTTATTCGCGCCGCTGCTGCTGAGGTTGATGTTGAGCTAAAGGGCGGCGACATGATCCAGTTGTTCAACGGCGCGGAGCTGCACTTTCTCGGCACGTCTGCTGCAACCGCGCAGTCCTATACCGGCAACCTGTACTTTGACGAATTTTTCTGGGTCGGGCAGTTTGCCAACCTGAAGAAAGTGGCCGGCGCAATGGCGACCCTGAAGGGATTGACGCGTACCTACTTCTCGACACCGTCAGCGGAGAGTCACGAGGCGTACCCTTTCTGGTCGGGTGAAGCCTTCAACAAAGGCCGCAGCCATGGTAAGCGCGTGGAGTTCGACACGTCCTGGAAGACGCTTAACAGTGGGTTGATGTGCCCGGACAAAATCTGGCGCCAGATCGTCACGTTGCAGGATGCCGTCGATAACGGATGGGATCTGACTGACATTGACGAAATCCGCGAGGAAAACAGCCCGGAAGAGTACGAAAACCTCTACGCCTGCACCTTCATCAAGAACGGTGAAACAGCCTTTGACTACAACATGCTGCTGAGCTGCGGCGCAGACGGCTACGACGAGTGGCCGGACTGGAAGCCCTACGCCATGCGGCCAATGGCCGATCGCCCGGTATGGATTGGCTACGACCCCAACGGGTCCAGCGGCAAAGGCGATAGCGGCGCCATTTCTGTCAATGCGGCGCCACTAATCCCCGGCGGCAAGTTCCGCACTATCGAGACCATTCGCGTGCGCGGCATGGAGTTTGAGGCACAGGCCGCCATGATCATTAACATGCTCACACGCTATAACGTGCAGCACATCGGCATCGACGGCAGCGGCATTGGCGAAGCAGTGTACCAGCTCGTGAAGAAACGCTTCCCGGCGGCGGTGTGCTATCAGTTCTCGCCAGCCAGTAAGCGCATGCTGGTACTGAAGATGCTGCAACTGATCCGCGCGGGCCGCTGGGAGTATGACCGTGGCGAATATGACTTGATCACCGCTTTCTGTGCCGTACGCAAGGTGGTCACACCCGGCGGCGTCATCACCTACGACACCGACCGCGCCCGTGGTGTGAGTCACGGCGATCTCGCCTGGGCGACCATGCTCGCCACCGTTAACGAGCCGCTGGGTCAGGAAGGCGGCAACACTATGACTGTTATGGAGTACTGATGAGCAGACGAAAATCCCCGCGCGGCAGGCTGTATGCCAGAGAGCAAGCCGACCTCGCCGACGCACTGAAGTCGGCGCCGGGCCTGAGCGCGTTCACGTTTGATGGCCCGTGGCCGGTGACCGGTGCTCATGACCTGCTGGATAACATGTACTGCGCCAACAATGGCCGGTACTACGAGACGCCGATCAGCTGGTACGGACTGGCCCGCCAGTTTGGGTATGCGAGCTGGCACCAGTCGGCGCTGTTCTTCAAGCGCAACGTGCTGGCCGGGTGCTTCATCCCGCACAGGCTGCTGTCGCGCCAGGCGTTCAGTGCCTTTGCGCTCGACTGGTTTGTGTTCGGTAACGCGTACCTTGAGATGCGCCGCAACCGCCTGAGCGGGCCTATGGGCTTTCGTAACTCACTGGCGAAATACACCCGGCGTGGCTCTGACCTCGATACCTACTGGTTCATCCAGTCGGGGCTTGATGATCACCAGTTTGAAGCCGGTTCGGTGTGCCACGTTATCAACCCAGATATTCACCAGGAGATCTACGGCATGCCGGAGTATTTCGCCGGCCTGCTGTCGGCCAACCTGGCCCACTCCGCCGACAAGTTCCGCAAGCTCTACTACGACAACGGGTCGCATGCAGGCTGTATTGTCTACGTCAGCAGCGCGGTGGCTGATGGGGAAAGTCTGGAGAACCTGAAGAAGACATTGACCGATACCCGACGCGGCGGGGCATTTAAAAACATCCTGCTGAGTGCGCCAGGGGTTGGCAAAGACGCCGTGCAGATCCTGCCGTTTAGCCAGATATCGGCAAAGGATGAGTTTGTTGGCGTGAAGTCCTCCACGCGTGACGACATGCTTGCGGCTCACCGCGTGCCGCCGCAGCTGATGGGTGCCATCCCGGAAGGCAATGGATCATTCGGCGACGTCGAGAAGGCGGCGCGAGTATTCGCGGTCAACGAACTGACGCCAGTCATGGAAGCGATGAAGCATGTTAACGACTGGCTCGGCGAAGAGGTGATCCGCTTCAACCCTTACGCCCTGCTGGAAACCCCGAAGTGATCTGAAGGTACCGCACTGCTATTCCCGGCGGTGCGGTACCGACCTGCAGCACCACCATTCCCGGCCATGTCGGCCAACCTGCAAAACCTCAACGCCATATCCCCAACCAGGCGCAACCAGCGCCATTCTGCGGACCGATCACGCCATCGCGGGCCGGATGCACAATGTCGGTGCGCGCCCGGCAGACGGCTTTTGGCGAGGTATACCGACCCCTTCCCTACCCCCAAAGCGCGCGCTTACTCCCCCGCCTCGCCTGCGCGCTAAACGTGCCTCTTTTTGTGCACGTTGTGCAGACCGTCCAGGCCCCGCCGGTGCTGGCGCTGTGGGGCAAAAACGCCGTTTTAAAAATTGTGCAAATTCGTGCAGATTTGTTCAACTCTTAAACCTTGAATCTGTTATTTAATTGCCCCAATATAAGCAGATAGTAGAGAGTCATAATCAATCACTATAGTATCGGTTCGTCCGCGCAACGCCTCCTCAACCTCAACACGTTTAGTGTTTTCAATATTACCTATAATTAATATTTTTCGCGGGGAGTTAACCTTTACACCATAACGTTCCAGAGCGTGCTGAGCATTACTAGCATATGTAAAATACTCCTCGTAATTGTCAAGCTGGGCTAATCCCTCACCCACATCATCGATAAATCTACGTCGTCTCCTCTCTCCTTTCGTGATACTTTTCCTTTTTACTAGCCCTTTTTTAAAATCACAAATATCATAGCAACCATCATTCCTTTCTAACAATGCATCAGGATTGATATATAAATCAGGATTATCACTTGTCTTTTCCAACCACTCCAAATTCGGCTCATAAATTATTTTACTATAACCTAAAGCCTTAAGTAATATATCCGGATGATCATTTATATAATCTCCTATTGTTGTCTCATGTATTTTATCATTTAAAACCAAGCTTATTAGGTGGGATGCTTTAACCCAAGACAACTCTGTTTCATCTGAAAAATGTTGTACGCCAAAAACCGTTTCATTGTGAATAAAATAAACAAGCCTGTCAAGTATACCACCTTCATCTAATCTAGCATCAAACATAACCAATGCATTTATATACCTTACCCTTAGAATGTGATTATTAACGTAAGAAATAATACAATTAAAAAACATGCATGATGACACACCTTTAAAATCCATTAAGTGGGAAATATCCCCACCTATAGTAAAACTAGATGAAAATTTTTCAGTCATAACATGACCCTGTGAATCTAAGTAATCAATCACCTCTTGATCTCTGAACATTAAATTAGAAAACACAACTTTATCACTATTATCAAGAATAAAAAGTGGCTTAGCGTTATTTTTATTTCTATCTATTTTAGTAAGTTGCTCTACTGATATATTATTCCTTAGCTTTATCCTTAGGCTCTTCCTGACCCGAACCCAGCCAAGCAATTCAAATGATAGAATTTTCTTATCTGATTCGACGCATAACAATATAGTTGGATAGAAAGCTTGATTAATAACCTTGCCATTATGTATTACATAACCTTTTGACATATCACGCTCAAAACCCTCAAAATACAAATCCAATTTTTTCTTGCATAAAACAGAGAAATCTTTTAAATCCATAAATAATTCCTTGTATTTTTGGAAAAACTGAACAATAGCTCATGTGAGTTTCTACTAATTGAATTTAATACCACCCTAACATAAATACTTAATGTGAAAACTTACTTTTATAAAATACTACATACGCGTAAACATTCCACCTTTCCTGCAGTTTTATTTGCATGGTTCATTCTTTTTTATAAATTTACTCCAACGGGAGAGCAAATTCCACACCGCCATATGTTCAGATGCTGGCTTTCCTTTCTCTCCTGCGTGCCACACTTTAACCTCACGCAGTCTACCGTTATCCACCGCAAGCAGGCCGCCGCCGTGGCGAATCCGGGCGCCGCCAGCTACTGACTGTACAACTTCATCACTGACGAAAATCCGGCAGTCGCGCAACTGCGCGCCGATGCTGGCGATCATCTCTTCGGAAATACCGTGTTTTTGCGCCGCTTCCTGTTGCTGAGCCTGCCGCAATGCGGCTTCGGCCTTTTTCTTCTGGTATTCCGCAACCGCCGCCGCGTAGTTATCTGCGCGCTGTTCCGCCTCGATCTGCAGCCGCTCCCGCCAGCGCCGCTCGGCCTCTTCCGGCGTCAGGCTCATATCTTTAGCGGCGGTAACTTTCGGCCCCCATGTCAGTGCGGCTTCGTCATCAATTGACGTACGCAGGTCGCGTGCGGTGCACGTGAAGGCCTGATCTGAGCTTTCCCGGGCGGATTTTCTGAGCCTACTGGTGATTTCCTGCCTCTGCTGGCGTGAATATCGCCTTAAATCTTCGATATTCAGCGGAAGTTCTGTCACTAAACTGTCATCGGGCGCGGTTTTATCAGCTGACACCGCCGTTTCTGACGGTGGTTTTTCGTCCGATTCAGCGCGGCCCGTACAGTTATTGACAGAACTCCGAGGGGCCGCTGCGCGGCCTTCTAAGGTCAAATTCTCGACCGGCGACGGCTTACGCTTCGGCACAATTTTGTAATCGGTGGTGCGGGTAAAAATGACGGATTCACGGATTGTGAGGGGGCAATAGACGCCGGTTATTTTGGCGACCGTGTCACCATAATCATTGCCCTCCTCGGTGTATTCGTAACTGAGACGAACGCGCAGACAGTCACGAGACACTAGCGGGCCGCCCTGAGCGTTGGTGTACCCCGGCCAGTCCGCCGCGTCAGCAGCTGCGCGAGCCTCTTCGATCTCGGGATGCAGAACCAGCTCGCGGTTACCTAACCGGCGCAGCTCGCGCCAGGTCGTCACCGGGGCCCCACCGATCTGCTGAAACTGGCGGATATTCCAGCGCGACGCCCACGCGCGCACGCGCTTTGCCATCTCTTTGACGGGCTGGCCGGATTCGCCGTCTAACTCGCCGTCCATGCCGTAGCCGTCGATATTTTTAGAGATGTACTTCGCGATATAGCCCGTTGCAGACCCAAACTTTTCATCAATCGGCTTAACGGTAAAGCGGTGCTCCTGCGCGCCCCGCTCGTTGCCGTCCTCTTTCAGCGCATACTTGCGAAAAATAGCCGTCGCATACTCCACCTCTTCCGGGTGCAGGAATAACAACAGGTGCCAGTGTGGGGTTGCGTCGTGGTGCGGCTCGGCGACGCGAAAGCCGAAGGTTCGAATACCCTCGCGGCCCCATTTCGCACGAACTCGCGCCCAGACTTTGCAGAGGTATTTCTGGGTCTGGCGCGGGCTGGCGTCGCGGTATTTATCGTTGCGCTTGCCGGAATGCACATGCGTGGAGTGATAACGCGACGGCGCGGTTAGCGTATAGAACATACCAACCAGCCCCATTTCGGTTGCCATATCCTCAAACCCGCGCATGCGCACCATCAGCTCGGCGCGGGCGTTTTTGGGGTTGGACGTGCTACCCATGACCTTGTCCAGCAAAGAGCTGCGCTCGCCGGTGTCCTGGTCTTCCAGCTCCATAGCCTGAAGAAATTCAAGGTTTGCCTTTTTCTGGGCTATCCACTCTTTGAAGCAGGGATCGGAGCAGTACGGCGACGCCACCTTACTGACGTAGCTCGCGGCGATCATGAGGTGCTCGCGCCAGCGATCGTGGATACGGCGGATTTTTCCTAACCACCACTTTTCCGACTGAAGACGCGCAACGGCGCGCAGCGCCTCTTCGGCCTCCAGCTCCTCTTCACAATACCGGCCCCAGCCTGGGATCGCGATATTGAGCGCCGTAGCCTTGCTGGCGATGTAGCCGTATGCGTAGAGCGTGGAAAATTCCACATCGGCGGTCTTCCCGTGCTGGAAATCAAACTCGCGCATAAACTCGCTTTTCATCAGGTTTGCGAGCTTATAAGCCAGTCGTTTCAGGCGTTTTTTGTCCGCCCAGGGCAGCAGGTGAAAATCATCCCGGAGAGGCACAAGGATCGCGGGGAGTTCGCTCTGCGGTAGGTATTGGGCGTTTACCGCGTCGACGCGGCGTAACACATGGCGTTCAAACGTACTGAACAGCCAGCGCATGGCCTCTTTCGGGTCGTGACGCTCCAGCGATTCCAGGCGCAGAGAGAACCGCTTGCGGATAAACGCTGGCAGAGTCTGAACGCGGCGGCGCAGATAGTGAGCGCGACCTTTACGATCGAATGCTTCCCGCGCGGCACCCTCGCGCGGGCGCATGGGGGTGCGATAGACCGTATCGACCAAATCCGCATAGGCGAGCGTCTTCCGCTCGCCTTTCGGGGTGAGATATTCAATCGCAGGGTCTGCAACGCTATTGGGGTTAATAGCCTGCCGTTTGGTGTTCCAGCTCCATGCTAAGGCGGTAGAATCAGGCATGATCCACCGCTGCCATGTAGGACTTTATGAACGCTGCCGCCGCTTCAATGTTGATAGCGTTTCCGTAGGTGCGCACTCTTCCCACTCTGGCGGGAACCCCATCAGCCAGCGGGAATGATCCGGGTCTAACTGGCCGCCACCATCCATCCCGGCCGTGGAGCCAATCAGCATCTCTCCAGAAACCGTTAACCGGGCCGGGCCGCATAGCGCCGCTACATCCTGCAAGCGCTTCTGAATCTTTGTTCCATTGTCGCGATACGTCCGCATAGCTTCCTGCGGACAGGGTGAGCGGTCGTTGCTCGTGGTTGGTGTAGGCCAGCCCGCAAGCTGCGCAGCCACGTCGAGGCTGTCTGTCGAAAGCTTCCCGTTGCGGATTCGTCCGCCCTGATAACCGCCCTTTCCATCCGTTGCAGTCGGAGTCGGCCAGCCAGCTAATAACGCTGCTGTCTGAAGGTTTACCCCCCCCTGTCGGTTGAAATTCCCCGCACCTCTCCCATTGCTGGCGATCGGCGTCGGCCGCCCAATAAGCGCGGTCTCTTTGGTGCGGCGCGCCGATGCTCGCAGACGGAAACGCAACCGCCCCGAAGGCATAGCCCAGGGCTTCCACGTCAGCTTGTACAAGGTCGATCCAGTCGTTCGCGTCAGCGCTGCCAGATTGCTCGCCAAAGACCACGACAGGGCGACGCTGGCCGACAAGCCAGTGTGCGGAGGGCCATAAGTGCCGCTCGTCAGCAAACCCAAGGCCTTTGCCTGCCGGGCTGAAAGGCTGGCAGGGGCACGATGCTGTCCATGCCGGGCGACTGTCGGGCCATCCTGCGCGACGCAGCGCGAGAGACCATCCGCCGATGCCGGCGAAGAGGTTAACTTGTGTGAATCCTTTAAGGTCATTGGGGGTTACATCCTCAATTGAACGTGTATCAACGACACCCGGCGCAATATGGCCGGCGTCGATAAGGTTGCGCAGGTGCTGCGCCGCGTGGGGGTCTATTTCGTTGTAATAAGCAACCACAGCGCCTCCCAGACCACAGAGCCAACGCGAAAGGCGAGATAGCCCATCGGCAACCAGAACAGCAGCGAGCAAAGGGTGATGCAGATAACTGTGCTTCGCCAGAACCGGCGGTAATTGGTTTCTTCGTTCATTTGCAGGTCCTCAGAATGGCAATTCATCTTCATCGGCAAAGTCGCTATCCAGACTCACAACCGGTATCAGCACGGTGTCGCCAGGCTGAATAGCGCGGGCCTCGCGTTTTGTGCTCGCGGAGATATCAGTGCGGAGGTGCTGGCCATCGACCATCACCTCCACTTCCACCATCCAGAAGTCGCCAATCGGCCAGTACTCGATCACCCGAGTAACAACGGCATCAATCTGGCTCATCAGAATGGCTCCCCGTTATCGAAGCCGGCGGCCATATCAACCCCGATCCAAATCGCTGTCGGTGCTAAGCATTCCTCGACGTCTTCGCAGCTAGCGCAGCTGCGCGTGTAGCAATCGACGAAATCAGGAAGCACGCCGATCACTTCACCGGCCATGTCGCGGCTTTTGGCGCTGACAGAGCGGCGGACGCTAAAGGCGTGGAGATTGAAAGCGGAGTAGATTTCGCGGGTTTCCGGGGTGTCGCTGTTGGATATCACCGAGCGGGCGCCATGCTGGCGATGAGCATCGAGCAGGGTTGCAACCAGGGCGCGATGATCGTCCAGGGTGAAGGGCTTGCCGTAGGTGGTGAAATTGGCGGTTTTGCTGGCCGGGATGTAGGGGGGGTCGCAGTAAATAACTGCGTCATATGCCAGTGGCGTGACGTCAGGGATGGTGTGACGAAAATCACCACATTGGAAAATCGCGTTTGTGTCGTTGGCCTTTTCGGCAAAGCGGCACATCTCATCAGCCGGAAAGTAAGGTGCTGCGTATTTCCCAAACGAGACATTATGTTCACCCTTCTGATTGACGCGATATACCCCGTTAAAGCTATGGCGATTCAGATACAGGAACAAAGCGGCATACAGCAAGGCGGTATCGGGCTTACCCGTGTCACTCCACTGCATCGAATTAAATAGCTCTCTGCGGCTGTAATACCGTTCTTCGTTATTGCCACCCAGGAACATTCCGCGCGCGGTGTCAATCAGTCTCCCGGTGTCAGAGGTCAATACGCGAAAGAAGTTAATAAGTGCGCGATTACTGTCGCAAAGTACATAACGGCGGTATTCCGTATTCATAAATACGGTACCGCTACCGACGAATGGCTCTATTAAATAATCAGCTTTCGGCAGGTGCTTCAGCAGCTGCTGCATCACCCGGGTTTTACCGCCCGCCCACTTGATAGGTGACTTAATCACTTTTCACCTCCATTGCGTTGTATTTCTGGATCAGCGGGTCAAGCACCAGATTCATCAGGTTAACGAGGGTCTTCGCGGCCTCCGGGCTTTCCAGTACACCGATCGCTGTCGCGTTTGCGAGGTTGAGGGTTTTTGCTTCGTGCAGGGCGGCCAATGCGCCCTGGGCGTATTCAGGTGATCGGTTCATTTGCGGTATTCCTGGTTGTAAGTTTCGTGAGTCATCAGCCGCCACTGCTGGCCGCCGTTCTTGCTCAGCAAACGCCAACGGCGACCAATGCGGATTACGAGATAGGCGTGCGGCTTGACGCGGGAGAAATTACGCTGACCGCAGGCGAAGCATTTCAGGGCGGCTAGCGCCCTGTTGCAGACCGGTAGCGGTGCGCCGCAAATGACGGAGAGACGCGGATGCATGGCGGCCCTCACAGCGATTCGAGGTGTGGGGAGGTCAGGCGCTGCCAGATCTCGCAAACCTGCTCGGCCTGATAGACGGCGTCAGTCAGCATGTAAGTGGCTGTTGAGCGGCGCGGGTGCGGAACGTAACCGGTGGCGCCAGCCAGCATAACCAGCGTGGGCAAACTACAGACCCTGAAAGCAATGCGGGACACAACCAGGTTATGCCTTTTCACGGCAGAAATGAGCTGCCTTACCGCTCCCTCGGCTCTTGTCCAGCACTGTAGCTCTGCGTGTTTCGAAGCGTTTTTTTCCACGAATCCGAGAAGTTCGGCTACGGCGGCTAATTCAGTGTGAGTGGCGCTAATTATCTCTACGCGCTGATCGGCGTCCCTTTTCAGTAGCTCGATCACCACTGCAGGATCGATATTCTTGACGGTGATTAGGTCAATCGCGCGGTAGAACTGAGGCCCAAGCTGCCCGGTTGACGGTTCAAAAAAGACGCACCCAACAGCATACAGCGGTGAGTCGTCGTCGCTGCCCAATGCCCTGACGTCAAGCATCATGTTATTCATGGTTTTTTCCCTCACTGATGGTTAGCTCGCGGGCGTTGGCCCACTGTTCGATTGATGAATAAATCTCTTCCGGGGTGGCACTTTCCTTTTTCAGCTGGCCGACAAAAATACGCAGCGGGCCCAGAAGGTGGGCGCGTTCGTGCTTCCGAGCGTTGGCGCTCATTTCCACAAACTCTGGATCGCTTATTCCGCCATCCAGTTTTATTGACTTAATCGACATGCGACCTCCTGAAAAGGCAAAACGAATCCCCGGCAAAATGAATGCCGTTATTTTTAACGCTGGTTAATTAATGGTTGGGGCGCGGCTTTCTTTTAGCCAGTTTGAATAACCTTTCGTGCCAGTGATACAGAAAGTCAATAAAGGTTATTCGTGCGCGTTCATGATTACCGCGAATATCTTTTTCCAGACCGTAAATAATTAAATCAATTGACGGGCTATTTGCTGGTACGCAAATGACGCAACCATTTTTCAGGTGAACAGTAAACCCCTGTTCGGCGTTTTCCACCGCCTCGCGGATCAGCATTTCCTGTGCCCATGATGTTTTTTCTTCGGTGAACATATAAGCCTCATGGTTGTTTTGGTGGTGCAGCCAGTGCGCCTGTCGCGTCCAGGGCTGTCACCCGTATAGCTGCATGCAGCAACTCCTCATCGCTAAGGCTGAGAAGTGATTGAACGCGTATTAACGCCAGCTCCGCCTTTGCTATTCTTGTCCGGCTCGCTTTCTTTGATGCAGTTAGTGCTGCCGGGGAGAGCTGGTGAACCAGCAGGATGCTCATGCAGCAAGCCCCAAGTCGGCAGGTGCTGGTATTTCACCGTTCATAATGGCGTTAACAAACGGGCAGAGCTCGTTTAGGGCGGCGTCATCATTCATGCAGAAAGCGACACCGTAAATGTGCTGAATGCCACTTGCTAATACTCCGTAGTGCGATTCTCTGCCCTGCGGGTTGTTCTCCAGATTGAAATAATAATCTTCCAGCATTTTATTAATCTGTTCGGCATAAAGGCGTTTCATATCCCCGCTTCCTTAATGAACAATAAAATGGTTGTTGTTAATAATCCGGTCTATCGTTCTACGCGCTTCCGATAAAGCGAAGTCAATTCCGAAAGAATCACCATCTTTCATAATTTGATAGCGCTTCTTGCCTACCCTGCGCGGTAATACGCGGATGGTGAAACCGCAACAAATTCCGGCGTGCTTATTTATCCAGGTGACTTTCGGCAAGTTATCCCGCGTAAGTCCGCTCCCTTTCGGCATGATCATCCCCTTTAGTTCATTGACTCAACAAAGCGCTCGGCTTTGTAGCGGGCGTTCATGTAAATGGCGAGCAAGTTCACTTCCCGCTTTGCTCGTGGGCGTGCCTGGATGATCGGTAAGCGGCCATCATCTGCGCGGTGCTGAACTGCCTTCAGCGTTAATCCGGTGCGTTTTGCATAGTCGGCCAGGGACTCAGAAACACGATCGCCGAATGGGTAATCCCCCGGCAAATCCCTGATTTCAGGTGGCGTGGTGGCTCTTCTTGCGTTTCTTGCCATGTGTTATCCTGCCTTGTTTGGGTAGTTTGGGGTTTTATTGGTACTCAACTGCTAACCAATATTAGTAATCAGGTGCACACCATGTCAATAGAGATTTCTGAAAAGCTGAAGATGATTAGGGACGCTGAAGGTCTTAGTCAGTCGAAATTTGCCCGTTTAACGGGAATTTCGCTTGGGATGATTAAGCAGTACGAGACGGGTATCAGAGGGGCTGGCGTGGAAACGCTGCTCAAAATTACCAACTGCGTGGATCTAAAAAAATACACGCTATGGCTAATGAGCGATGAAACAAATGAGGCATCCGGCCAGATAGCTCCAGCTCTCTCCCCTGATGGGCGAGACAGCACATCGAGCCGCCGAAGCACGAAAAAGGCTGGCTAACTGCTTTAAAAATAATGGAAAGATGGGGCAAGGGTGGGATCTGTCATGAGAGGGGGATTTTCTGGTGAGTATTAAATCTCTTAAAGATGGCTACATGGTAGATATGCGTCCGCAGGGTCGTGAAGGCCGGCGTATACGCAAAAAATTCCCAACCAAATCCGAAGCGCAACAATATGAGCGCTGGATCCTGTCCTCTCAACACGGGAAGGAATGGCTGGATAGAGCCCCCGATAAGCGTCCGTTCTCTGAACTCATTGAGCTTTGGTGGCGCATCAAAGGCCAGACCATGAAATCAGGCGAAAGTACCCGCCGGAAACTTGAGCGCGTTGATGAAGCGATGCGCTTCCCCACCACTGATCGAATGAATAAGAATGCCTGGGCCGAATATCGCGGAACTCGATATGCAGCGGGCATTAAGGCTAAGACGCTCAACCGCGAACAGGAAACGCTCTCTTCACTGTTCGGTACGCTCATTGAAACCGGGAATTATCACCACGAAAACCCCTTTAAAGGCGTCTCGCCACTAAAAGTACACGCGCATGAAATGGGTTATCTGCTGAAGTCGCAGATAAATCAGTTGCTGGCTACCCTGCCGGAGCCGGAAAACCTCGCGGCGCGATTAAGTCTGGCGACCGGCGCCCGCTGGGGTGAGGTCGTTAAACTAAGGCGAACACATCTTGCTCATTCAAAGGCGATGTTCATTAACACCAAGAACAGCAAAAACAGAACCGTGCCTGTTAGTAATACGCTGTTTGATGAGCTGTGCGAGCGGGGAACGGGCGATATTTTTGCGGACGTGGATTACGAACTGCTGCGCCGGACGATCAAGCAGGTGGCTCCGGATCTGCCGGATGGCCAAGGGGTTCACGTTCTGCGGCATACCTTCGCCAGTCATTTCATGATGAACGGCGGCAATATTCTGACCCTGCAAAAAATACTCGGTCATTCGAATATACAGCAAACAATGGTTTACGCGCATCTCGCGCCAGATTACTTGCAGGATGCTGTGCGGTTTAACCCTCTGGAGAACTAAAATGGATATGAAAGAACCATCAGAGCAAGAATTGCGAGATTTTCTCATTAGAAAATATCTTGATGAAAAAATAGATCCTGATCTCGAACCACATTATGCGTACATGACCGAGATGATGCATAGATACAAACAGGAATTAATGGAAATTAATGCTGATACTTTTTTTAAATTTTTGTCAGAAAAAGGTGTTGCAAGGAAATGCGCGGCATGTGGTTCCGAAAAACTAACAGTTCCTGAGGTGAAAGAGCTTAAAGCTAAAGATACTCCCGAAAGCTTTGATCAGCTCAATCCATTTGAGCAAGGGTTCTTAATGGGCTTTAAGGGTACAACTTATGTGCAATATGTTTCTTTAGAAAGAAATGATCATCCCACTAACATTGAGAAATCTTACTACATGGTACACTGTCAAAATTGTGGAAACTTGACCATGTATAGAACCAAGGTGGTGCTTGATTGGTTCAGGTCCCTGCAAGATAAATCCGGGGGATCTAATGCGTGACACTAACGTCCAAGATTTATTTTCCTCTACCACCGATAAAGAGTGGCCTGATAGTATTGATAAGCGCGGAGGTGGAGGTGGAGGTAACGTGACTGATAATCTAGAAAAACGAGTAGACAAACTCGAAGACGGCATGTCTGCAGTCAAACTTGACCTTGTGCGATTGACAGAGCGTTCAGAGCAGTTTGTCACAAAAGCTGATTTATCAGAACTTAAAGGTGATCTGAAGGCTGATATTTTTGATCTCCGATCAGGAATATCTAATACAAAGAGCGAACTTAAATTAGATATAGCCAATCTCAAAAGCGAATTTATTGCAGCAATAGATAAACGTTTTGACAAGCTTGAGGATAAGGCTCGCTGGAAATGGGGTAGTGTCGTTGTGCCTGTTGCTGTCGGTATTCTTTCGGCGCTCATCACCTTCTTGGTGGCAAAATTTGGCTCCTGATTGAGATCCACAAACTGTCCACACCCGCCGAGTTAGGGCGGGTTTTTGCGGGTAGTTTGAGGTTATCTAAAAACCAGTATTTCAGTAACTTATTGAAATACTGGCATATGTGATCGGCGGAGTGATCCGCCCCGGAATAGGTTACAGGGTCACAACTGGCACCCGCGGCGCCAGGGCGCACATCAGCTCATAGCCGACGGTGCCGCTGCTGGCCGCCACGTCGTCGATTTTAATCTCTTTGCCCCACAGCTCGACCGGCGCGCCGATCCCGGCCTGCGGACAAGGCGTTAAATCGACCGCCAGCATATCCATCGATACGCGTCCAACGGTAGTGGTGCGTACGCCATCCACCAGCACCGGCGTGCCGCTCGGCGCCACCCGCGGATAGCCATCGGCATAGCCGCAGGCGACGATGCCGATCCGCTGCTCCTGGGTGGTGCGGTACAGGCCGCCATAGCCAATCGCCTCGCCGGGGCGCAGGTTCTGCACGCCGATGATTTCGCTGCGCAGCGTCATGACCGGCTTCAGCCCGGTGTTGGCGATGTCCTGCCACTGCCCGGAAGGCGACGCGCCATACAGCACGATGCCTGGACGAACCCAGTCAAAATGCGCTTCCGGATGCCAGAGGGTCGCCGCCGAGTTGGCCAGCGAGCGCGGGCAATCCAGCCCCTCCGCCGCCTGTTCGATACGGCGCATCGGCTCGACAATTCCCTGCGGGTTCTCCGCCTCCGCGAAGTGCGACATCAGCGTCATCTCGCCGACGTTGCTTATCGCCCGCAGCTGCTGCCAGACGGTGTGGACCCGCTCAGGCATAAAGCCCAACCGGTTCATGCCGCTGTTCACCTTGAGATAGATATCCAGCGGCGCGCGCAGCTTCGCCTGCTGCAGGGCCTTAATCTGCCAGTTGCTGTGGACGCTGGTGGTTAAACGATATTGATCCAGCACCGCCAGCTCATCGGCATGGAAGAAGCCCTCCAGCAGCAGGATCGGGCCTTTCCAGCCCTGCTCGCGCAGCAGGATCGCCTCTTCCAGGTTGAGCAAGGCGAAACCATCCGCCGCGCTTAACGCACTCCATACGCGCGCCACGCCGTGGCCGTAGGCGTTGGCCTTGACCACCGCCCACAGGCGCGACCCGGGGGCCGCGCGACGCACTATCTGTAAATTCTGCCGCAAGGCCAGCAGGTCGATGCTGGCCACTACCGGACGGGTCAT